GCTATAAAAGATATGATGACACTTCCCTGTGATGTTATTCTAACTGCACACTTGGACGTTGATAAGGATGAGGCTACTGGTCGCATGTTTGTAGGACCAATGTTCGTTGGGAAGTTGAAGCAGCGAATACCTATCCTCTTCGACGAACTCTACTGTATGCAAACTAAGAACACGAGTACGGGGATAGTATATAGCTTGCTGACGAGGAGCGATGGGATCTTCAAAGCTCGAACGCGGCTAGGGAAAGGAGGACTATTCGAGACGAATGAGAAGCCAGACATTAAGGCTCTCCTGAAGAAGGCAGGGTATCTGACAGAAGACAAGCCCTGCTAACGAGCGTAAGCGAGGAGGAACCATGTGGAAGTGACAGAGCATATAGTAGAAGCATACGAGGCGATCTCGAACGGTGGCAGTAAGAGCCAGTACGAGAACGAAAGTGTAAAGGTAACAGCCTACCGAGTGGGGCAGATCATTCGGATAGACATTAAGGAAAAAGAAAAGGAGAAGAAAGTATGAGCTTCATCATCGACGTTGAGACCGAGAATGTAGAGGGATTCCACACAGTAGCAGGCGACAGCGAGTACGAACTGCGCATCTTAAGCGCGGCGAGTAAGAACAGTAAGAAGGGCGACCCTATGCTTGAGATCAAGATGGACATTCCTGAATATCCGAAGAGTAAGGATGTCTACCACTACATCATGCTGCCGACTTCTGCAGATGACGAGAAGCAGAAGACCCGCAAGCTGTTGAACCTGAAAGAGTTCAAGGCTGCCTTCGACCTTCCTGCCAGTGGCCCTATCAGCACTGACGATATGGAAGGAGCGAGGGGCTGGGCTATTCTGAAAGAAGAAGCCGGCGACGGAGACAACGACTCCAGGAACAGCGTACGTAGGTTCGTTGTTGGGAGGTAGGTGCTATGGCTGACAACTGGAACAATCGACAGAAGGAGCGACAGTGCATCGTGTGTATACACTTCTACGAGAAGATTCCCAGCTACACTGACCGTACATACACTATCGTCGGACGCTGTCGGCGCCATGCACCGAGCACCAATGAAGGGTGGCCTGTAGTCTTCCCGACAGATAGTTGTGGAGACTTCAAGCTGGACGAGAATAAGATCTAATGAACAAGCATAGAGGGTGTCTATTGTTGCAGAGAGGCTTTATGGTCCAGTATAGCAGGAAGCAATCCTCCGACAATACACCCTCTATGTTCAAATTCTGAACAAAGGACACCAATATGTTACTGATTAAACCAAAGTATGAGATTCTATCTATAAGTAGTGATCTAACTCTTATGGAAAAAGTAGGACGGGTATGTTACCTATCAGAACCACAAGGAGAACCTGAAAAGTTTCTGTCAAAACGGATCAAAGAAGGACATGAAACTATTATTGAACATTCTTCTATGACCGTCAAGTTCACTGTTGATAGAGGATTCACTCATGAACTTGTACGACACAGACTTGTTACGTATAGCCAGGAAAGCACAAGATGGTGCGATTACTCAGGAGGTGTTACTTTCATCATTCCTCCTTGGGTTAATATTCCTGAAGATGAGTACATAATAGATGATGCAGTCGCTAGTTGGTATGGAGCTATGATAGACGCAGAGAATAGGTACAAATTTCTACTTGCACAGAATTGGTCTCCACAACAAGCTCGTACTGTTCTTCCTAATAGTCTTAAGACTACTATTGTTGCTACAACCAACTTTCGACAGTGGCGTCTTATCTTCAAGCAACGGGCAATAGGAACGACAGGAAGACCTCATCCACAGATGCTAGAAATAATGGTTCCTCTGCTAGAAGAAGTAAAACAGAAGGTCCCAGCTATCTTCGATGATCTGATAGTTAAAAGAGAAGGAGGAATAGGAAATGCCCGCTGACACCCCTCGACTCTCTGTCGAGATCTCCGAACGCTCCTCGCAGAGGTTCACGAACCTCGTACCTTGGGGCCTTCGATCGAAAGTAATGGCAGTGCTTCTCGATGATCTGTTGGATCGCTTGGAAGAGAACGGAGACATAGTCCTTGCTGCTATCTTAAACAGAACCGTAAACGTAACTCATATAATGAAAGGACTCCCTAAGACATGATCTTTCCGTGGGAGTGTACAGAAACAGAAGGTGGAAACTTCAAGATATGGAAAGGGGGTTCTGTTACATATCAGCAGCTAAAGAAACTAATAGGTAAACAGCAAGTAAGTATAAATGGTGTACTTCTTCACTGTCTTATCTTTGAGTCTGCTGGAGCAGGTCACTCAAGATATGGAAGGTGGGATAGTATAAATGGTTGGACAACTACGATAGCACAAGCTAAACATAGATTTCCTAATGGCTTACATGGATTACCTAATAAATATAATATAGGAGAACAAAGTGGAACTACATGATCTTAAACAGAGCGTATCAGAACTAGGCGACGATGATCTTCGATCCCTCCTCGCTACCATCCGTCAAAGCAGACGGACGAGTAAGCGTCCTCCTGCTGCTGAAAAGAGAACAAGCAGCAGCACGGCGAAAAGCACTGTCAGTACAGATACTATAATCGCAGGGATGAGCACGGATGCAATAGCGACGTTCCTGGCTATGATGGAAAAAGGAGGAAGCAAAGTATGATCGTCATGAAGAATGTACCACTTGAATCTATAATCTTCGGCACTCGCTTTCGTGAGGACTATGGTGATCTGACCTCCCTGATCGAGAGCATGAAGAAGGAAGGTATCATATCTCCTCTCGCTGTCCGAGATAACGACGATGGATCCTATGTCCTACTCGCTGGCGGTAGAAGGTACACAGCGGCACAGAAGGCTGGTATCGAAGAAGTTCCCGTCCGCTGCTATCCTGCTACCTTGAGTGAGCTTGAGATGAGAAGCATCGAGCTAATGGAGAACTTAGAGAGGAAGGAGCTGGACTGGTTGGAAGCCGCAAAGTTGAAGAAGCAGATACACCTTCTACAAGTCGAGATACACGGAGAGAAGAAGAGCACTAGCCCTGACGCCCCTGGGCACTCCCTCCGTGATACAGCAGCTATGCTGAATAAGTCTGCTAGCTCTATTTCTATGGACATCAACCTTGCTACAGCAACTGAGATGTTTCCCGATCTAGCTAAGGCGAAGAATAAGAATGAAGCAACTAAGATGCTCCAGAAGTTCCAAGAGAACATGATACGAGGAGAGCTCGCTAAGCGCATTGAAAACAAGAGCGCATCTACTCCTATTGAAAGAGTGCATACTAACCTGATCAACAGCTTCATCGTCGGTGACTTCTTCGAGGGCATCAAGCAGGTACCAAACAACAGTATCGACTTCGTAGAGCTCGACCCTCCTTACGCTATCGACCTGAACCATCAGAAGAGAGACATGGGAGCATTACGGGCGGAGAACTATAATGAGATCGAGGAAGATAAGTATATCAACTTCCTTGCTGGTGTCCTCTCTCAATGCCAGAGGGTAATGTCATCCAACTCTTGGCTGGTTATCTGGCACGCAAGAGAGTGGTTACAAGATATCCTTGATATCCTGACAGCAGTCGACTTACAAGGAAGCGTAAGTACTATGGGTATATGGTACAAGGGGAACGTAGGGCAGACAAACTCACCTAACCTATACCTCGCCAGCTGCTATGAGCAGTTCCTATACGTCCGGAAGGGGTCTCCCTCGATAGTGCGCCAAGGCAGAAGCAACGTCTTCCACTACAAGCCAGTCCCAAGTACCAAGAAGATCCATCCTACTGAACGTCCTATTGAACTGATCCAAGATGTCATGCAAACATTCTGCTGGGAAGGTGCTCGCTGTTGCGTGCCGTTCCTTGGATCTGGCAACTCTATCCTCGCCGCAAGTAACATCGGAATGTCAGCTTTCGGATGGGATCTAGCGCAAGATCACAAAAACGGATATATCGTTCGGGTTAGCGAGAGCAGGCCTACCAGCTACAAGAGCTATAAAGAAGGGATAGCAGATGCTTAAAATAGAAAAAGATATGTGGGGAGACTCTTTTTATAAAGATAAAGGAGTAATAAAAAGAGTAAGAAGGGAGGCTATAGATGTCTAACCTAGTCATGGGCTCTGGACCTATTAACGCTCGCATAGTAATGGTAGGAGAAGCTCCAGGCGCTGAGGAAGAACGCTTCGGAAAGCCCTTCGTCGGTAGCTCAGGTGAGCTGCTCACCAACATAATGCATCAGGTCGGTATCAGTAGGGACGACGTCTATATCACCAACGTGGTGAAAGAACGCCCGCCCGGGAATAACATCGAGAAGTTCATCAAGTTCGATAAGGGAAAGGTGCAGACTACTGCAGAGTATAATAAGTATGAAGCTCTCCTATATGAAGAACTAGAACAAACAAGCGCTAACGTCTATGTAGCGATAGGAGGCGTAGCGCTATATGCACTCTGTAGGCTACAGGCAGTAACGAAAAGAAGGGGAAGCATCCTCTCTGGTTGTTTTCCTTCTGCATCAATCCCAGGGGCATCAATAACAGGAAGAAAGGTAATCCCTATCATCCACCCAGCTAGTGCCCTGCGCAACTACATATTCACCCACTTCATTCGCTTCGACCTGAAGCGTGTGCTAGAGGAAAGTGCATACCCTGACATTCGCCTTCCATCTCGTATGCTTCGGATAGACCCTAACTTTATAGAGTCTATCAGCTACCTGGGCGAAATGGCAGAGCAGCCGAAGATAGGATTCGACATCGAGGTGGTAAATGAGGAAGTGTCCTGCATCTCAATAGGCCCTAAACCTTTCGACATTATGTCTATCCCTTTCTATGCAGAAGGTAGGGACGTCTTCACCGTCGATCAAGAAGCTGTCATATGGAAGAAGATTGCAGAAATCCTGGAGAACCCAGACATCGAGAAGGTCGGCCAGAACGTGACCTTCGACGCTACTTTCCTCTTCATTAAGTACGGGATACGTACTACCAACATGAAGGACACGATGATCCTATCTGGCATTTGCTACCCAGACTTTCCGAAGGGGCTAGACTTCATAACGTCTATCTGTACAAAGGAACCATACTATAAAGATGATGGCAAGAAGTGGTTCAAGGTAGGTGGAAACATAAGGGACTTTTGGATATATAACGCAAAGGACTCTGCTGTCTGTATAGAGGCGCTGCCCATCCTTGAGGCAGAAGCGCAGCGACAGGGGAACGAGGCTGCTGTCGAGAGGCAGACATCTATCATCCCATCTCTCGTATACATGCAAGCACGAGGCATCCAGGCAGACAAAATAGGGATGGACAAGGCTATCAAAGAGTATGACTACAGAGTTGGAGAGCTACAGACTGAACTTGATAAGCTATGCGGAGGTTCTATCAACCCTAATAGCACGAAGCAACTGCAGGAATACTTCTATGTTAAGAAGAAGATAAAGCCTTACGTCTCCAGAAGTACAGGTAACATAAGTGTAGACGCTATGGCCCTCAAGCGGCTGTCGAAGAGAGGCTTCCCAGAGGCTAAGGTAATCCTCGAAATGCGACACCTTCTTAAGATTAAAGGAACTTATTTCGAAATGGAGATGGATGATGATAACAGAATCAGATGCTCCTTCAACCCTGTTGGAACTGAAAATGGTAGGTTGTCCAGTAGCAAAACTATTTTTGGGAAGGGAGGAAATATGCAGAACCTTCCTCCAGAAATGCTACGTTTCTTGGTTGCAGACCCCGGATGTTTTCTCTATAACATTGACTTGTCGCAGGCCGAGAATAGAATCGTCGCATACATCGCCCCTGAGCCAAACATGATTGCTGCTTTCGAGAAGGGCATAGATATCCATAGGCAGACTGCAGGTCTACTGATGAATAAGAAACCGGAGGATATAAGTGATGAAGAAGGAAGTTCTAGTATTGGAGGTGGCTTGTTTAGTGAAAGGTTCTGGGGCAAGAAGAGTAACCATTCCCTCAACTATGATCTCGGCTATCGGGCCTTCGCTCTTGTCTGCGAGATCCCAGACAATGAAGCTAAGTACGTTGTTGACAGGTATCATTCCGTCTATCCTGGAGTTCGTCAGTACCATGCCTGGATACGAGCTCAACTTGGAAAGAATAGGACAATTACTAACTGCCTTGGACGTAAGCGACTCTTTACCAATAGATGGGGAGATGACTTAAATAAGGAAGCTTATGCTTTCATTCCTCAGTCTACAGTTGCTGATATAATAAACGAGAAAGGTTTATCTTTTGTGATGGATAATTCTAGACTTGATAAGGTGGAGATTTTGAACCAGGTACATGATAGTCTAGTTGTCCAAATTTCTTATGTAGAAGTTCCTTTGTGGAAACATGCAGAAGCATTAACTTTAATTGTTGACAGTTTACAAACACCCATACAATATAGAGGTATGACTTTCTCTATTCCTGCTGATGTAGCAGTAGGTATAACACTAAATAAAAAGAAAATGAAAAAAATAGATATGAAAGGAAGTGTAATACAAAACTTAGAGAAAGTCTGGGAGGAAATAAGAAATGACCAAGGATAGATTTCTAAGTTATATAAAAACAGGCGAGGAGTGTTCTATTTGGCCTTTTGGAAAGACCAGTGATGGATAT